TTTTCAGACCCTTTCAGACTTTTTCAGACCCTTTCAGACTTTTTCAGACCCTAACATCTTACTCATTTCGTCTGCTATCGTATCATCCAGCAACTTGGCATATATCTGCCGTGTTATCCTCGTTGTCGAGTGTCCCAATACCTTGCTCACTACCTCCATCCCCACACCGCTATTAAGCAACATCGTTGCTCCCGTGTGTCGCGCCCAATGGGACGAAACGGGCTTGTTAATACCAGTCATCACCGCCAGCACCTTTATATATTCATTATACTTCTGGTTACTCATGATGGGTAGCTTGTAGTCGTAACGCTCCAAGATTGCTAACGCTTGGGGGAGTAACAGAAACGTGTACTCCTGCTTGGTCTTACCCCTACGCCCTACATACATCTTTCGCCCGCCAACATCGCGTATCTTAGTCGGGTCAAACGCTGCTAAATCAACATACGCCAAACAAGTGTAAGTCTGAAAAACAAACAAGTCCCTCGCGTGTCGCAGATAGTCCGTTGTCGGCTCCAGGCTTGCCAGGCGTGAAAACTCCCCTTGCGTGAGATACTTCTCTATTGCCGTGTCGCTGTTCTTGTCCTTTTTTATGTGTATATGCTTGTAAGGGTTACGCTGCATGATACCCTCGTCTATCGCGTCAAGGATAAACGAGTTGAGGAAGCGGTGATAATTACCCCACTTGCTACAATCTTTCATGCCCTTGCGTGTCAGTTCCTCGTCCATCCGCATGATGTTGGCCTCCGTGATGTCGGCAAACGTCCGTATCTGTCCCCACCCCTCAAACCAACGCAGAAAGCGGTCGTAACGTTCCCTGCTGTCCTCCGCGCGTCCGTACTTCCGCACCTCTGCCCGCTCTCTCATGTAGTCTATCACCAATCTCCCCTGCGGTGTGTGCATGGTTGCCATCATTGCCGCCTTGCCGTTGATGTCGGCAACTATGGTAGCCATATCGAGTGTGCCGGACTGCACCCGCTCTTGTATGATGCGTTGAGCGTTCAGCACAAAAGCATCCAACGCCTGTTGCAGTTCCAACGCGTCAAGCCTATTGACTATACGCCCGTCTTTCCATTGCTTGGGCAATATACGAATGCCCGTTGTGGCGAAACGCTGCTGCCGTTGGTGGGTGATGCGGAGTTCGATTGCCCCCTCTTTGGTGTTTGTTGCACGCTTGTGTCGGTCGAAGATAAGTTTTATTGTCGGGTAGTGTATCATATCTATAATATTTAATGTCGTGACTTTTGTTTTGGTATTACAAAGTGTAGTACCGTGGTATTACTTTTTGTGTATATGATATGCTATGATGTATCATGTATATGCACACAACACAGGTTCATTTTTCCCGTTCCATGTCTGTTTTTGCCATGTCTAATTGTCTGTATATCACCACCAACGCACTGAAAACCAAAACAAAAAAGGCAGTCATTTTGTCATTTGACTGCCCTTTATTCAGCGGAAAGAGAGGGATAAATGCCCCTTTGCACTGTGTTGGCAGTCAGCATGTGGCGGTGGCGTGTTGTCGCTTGGTATTACATTGGTATTGTCTTGTAGTAATTGCTAATGTCCTCTTCGGTGGTCAACAATGCCGCCCATTCAGCGTATGAGCGCGTTACTCCTGCCGTGTCGGTGTAGTCCTCGTGCCACACCTTTTCAAGCCGTTCACGGGTCGTTTCTGTGTCCGTGCCGAGTGCATCCGTTACTTCGGCTGGGTATTGTTCTATGAGAGTCTGCACCCATGTGTCGCGTGTGGTGCCTGGGTGCAACAAAAGCACCTCAAAGGCTGCATGATGCAGCTCGTTCAATAATTCTTCGTTCATGTCAATTTTATTTAGTATCTTTGCAAAATGAAATCACTTGATAACCTTGATGAAATTCAAAATCGGCTCAGCCTCAAACTGCCGTATCCTTGCTTTCAAGTCCTCAAGCCCCTCCTTGCAGATGTCCGGCGAATATTTGATGTCGTAGCCCTCCCCAGCGGCATGTGGGGTGATGGTAATGTGGTGCTGTTTCCCGCACTTGCAGGGTGTAGAGTTGTACTCGTCAACAAGTTGCTGTAATCGTTTCTTTGTCTTTGTGTCCATGTTAATCAATAATTAAATTATACTCAATATGAAAGATTATATACTGTTTATCCGTGAGGATGTCCCCGAGAAGTACCACATGACAGGGGAAGAAATAAATGAAATTATCTGCGCCTTTAAAGGCAAGTGCGAAGATGTACCCGCCCACCTGCTTGCCGAGGCACGTAAGCGCGACCCCAACGTCCCCGATTTGTCGGAATGGGTTGAGGTCATGCAGTTCATGCGTCCGACTGCCTGTTTGGACAAAAGGGGTGTCCGCTTGGTTCCCGATGGCAATAGTGCCACCGACAAGACCTTTACTATCTCCGTCAATCCCACCGCCTCGTTCTTCAAGCGTGTGCGGGCGTTGTTTATGGTTACTTTCTTCCCCAAGTCGGTTGAGCGTTCAATACGCAACGCCTTCCTCCGTGAGTTGTACAAGGAGGGCGCAATCAGTAAGGAGCAAATGCGTTCCATGACCGTTTAAGTTTTACTTTCATTTAATCATTCATACGTGGCTGGCGTTGGGAAACGTCAGCCGTTTCTTTCTAAATAGTGTCGGATGGCAATGTAACAACCTCGCTCGTCTCTGCCGACAACAAGGCAATTTTTTCCCTTAGTTGTTCCACTTCCATCCGCAGACGCTCGTTTTCTCGGATGGCCTCCGTGTAGAGTTGCAGCAGGGTGGGTTCGCTGTAACTTCGCTGTGGGTTCGCTGTGGGTTCGCTCGCTGGGGTGGAGAGCATTTGGCCTTTACCCATAAGCAACCAATCCGCATTGATAGCGGGGAATGCTGCCAATATTTTTTCCAAAGTTTTTTTGCCTGGCGTTCTCAGTCCCGTACAATAATTAGCCAACATATTTTCATTTATTCCCGTTTTTTGTGCGAAAAAACGTGTCTTATTGTCGCAAAAAGTCACGCGAATTTGCGTTAATCTTTCGCTTAAACTATCATTTTTCATAGTAAATTTCCCTCCAATTAAAAATTTAACATTTCTATATTCAATTATATTTCAATAGTTTATTAAAATAACCACGTTAAAAAGTAAAATTTTTCTTGTTAGTCACGTTTTTTTACGTATCTTTGCAATCGAAAAACAAATCAAAAGTACAAAAAAAATTTGACATGGCAACAACAATGAAATATAAATACAAGGACAAGCAGGGGAGAATCCTCCCCGCCTCGCAGGGGCGCATCCTCGAACGCCGCAAGCTCGCCGCCAAGTGGTTCGACAAGTGGCAGAACAAATACGCCACCTACCGCGACCTCTACATCGCCATCGGGGAGAAGCTGACCTCCCTCGGCTACCCCTGCAACTTCGACACCGTACGCAACGACCTAAAGACCTGCGGCATCATCAACAACACCCGCCAAACAAGAATGCCTAAACATAAGGAGGAGGCGTAACTATATCATCAATAATTATATCTATGCCAACAACAAATTAAAACCCAACAAATCATGAAAGAAGAAGAAACCAAAACCATCAAGACAATCAAAGGCTTCGACCACAACCTCCAGTGCCGGGGCAAGCAGTACGAAGTCGGACAGACCTACACCGAAGAAGGCAAACCAAAGGTGTGCAAACACGGTTTGCATGCCATCAGCCCCGAAACATCGCCGCTAAAGGTTTTCGACTATTACCCGCCATCGGTTGACGGTAAGCCTTCCCGCTATTGCGAGGTAGAGGCCAGCGGAGAAATCGACAGTGACGGAGAAAAGATAGCCGCAAGCAAGCTCACCGTGGGAGCCGAGATAGGCATCCCCGGAATTGTCAAGGCACATATTGAGTGGGTTAAAAGGAACATCAAAGATAAGAAAGAAGGGGGCGACTGCTCCAGCGTGAGCGGGGGCGACGAATCCAGCGTGAGCGGGAGCTACGGCTCCAGCGTGAGCGGGGGCTACGGCTCCAGCGTGAGCGGGGGCAATCGCTCCAGCGTGAGCGGGGGCAATCGCTCCAGCGTGAGCGGGGGCGACGAATCCAGCGTGAGCGGGAGCTACGGCTCC